AAGCATACTGCGGCCCGATGGGGGCGAGGAAGTTCGCAGCGGCTTCCGCGAAAGCATCCGGCGAGGTTTCATCTTCGACGACGAGGTCTGGGTGCGCAAGGCGGAATGCGTGCCGCGCCGCCTCCAGGCCGTGCTCGGCGACGTACTTCGACACGCGGATGCGCAGCGACCGGAACTTCCCTCCGCGGGCACGACCACTGGACGGAGCCGCCCTGACGGACAGCTCGTCGGGCAGCTTCGGCAGGGAGTGCGTGACCTGGACTTCGTCGCCGTCATCTTCGGGCAGCGACGGAGCCGGAAGGCGGAGACGAGGCGTCGCGGCCTTCCGCAGGTCGATCACCTTCCACCCCTTCAGGTAGTCGCTGGCGGGCATGACCGTCGAGGTCAGCAGCACCGTCTGCTTGACCCGCTTGAAGGCCTGCATGACCTCTCCGAGCGTCTGCGCGTCCCACCCACGGTCTTCCGGGGCGAGAACCGCCAGCGGCAGCGGCATCATGTCATCGAGGGCGGCGCACATCGCGAGAGTCACCGTCACACGCTGCGCCTCAGACAGGCCGACCTTGAGGTAGCGACCCTCTCCGTGGCCTTCGTACAGGCCGTAGTAGAAGGCGTCGCGACCGTTGTCGGTGACCATGACGCCGAACTCCCACCCTTCGGGCAGGTAGCTCGAGACCTTGGCACAGAAGGACTCGACCTTCTCGTTGAGCAGCCGAGACACGACGTCCTGGGCGGCCTTCTTGTAGCGAGAGAAGGTCTTAGCCGTTGCGTGGTTGACTTCGACCAGGTTCTTCGCAGCCTGCAGCGTCTTCCACTGGCTCGCGGCAGTGTTGAGTGCGTTCAGCTTCGCCTGTGCCGCGGAGAGTGCGTCGCGGGTCTGGTCGACGGAGACGCCCTCGTCGTTGGGGTTGTGCGCCGGCATGGCGTCGAGCTCGTCTTCGTGCATCGCGATCTTCTGCCGCACTGCCGACAGCCGCGCCTGTCGAGACGCGAGGCCAGCAGCAGCTTCACGCCGTCGGGTATCTCGGGCGGTGGCGTCTTCGACCTTGTGCGCGTAGAAGTCTCGACAGGCTGATACGTGCTGCGCTCCGACGGGCGAAGAGCAGATGGGGCAAGAGTCCGCGGAGATGGACATCGCCCACTCGAGTGCGTGCAGCGCTCCGACGCTGCCACGGACTTCCACGCTCTCGCTCTCTTCGAGGTCAGAGAGCCTGGCTTCTTCTTCGGCGACCTGCGACAACAGTCGCTGCTCGTCGGCCCTGAGCTGCCCCAACAGGCTGTGGAGCAGCTCTCGCCGTCGCCGGCTCTCCCCCGCCCCCGCGGAGAGCAGCGCGGCTTCGTGCAGCTCCTGCGCCTCGCGGACGGCGTCACGCGCCGCCAGTACGGCAGCGTCCGCCGGGCGCACGCCGACTTCGGACAGCAGCTTGTCGCGCAGCTGTGCCTGCGCCTTGGCCTCCGCCCGCAGCTTCCTCGCGGTCTTGTCTGCGGTGCTGATCGAATGGGTCAGGCGGTCGACAGGGACGAGGTCATCACACCCAGCGGTCAGCTGCAGGTACTGTTCGTAGTCGTCTCCCAGCGCGGCTTCGACCGTTTCGTCGTCCAGGTCCGCGCAGACCCAGGCGAGGAACCTCTCACGCGCCTTCTTGGGCGCTCCGGTCAGAACTTCGCGGACATCGCGGAGCGGGAAGTGGGGGCTGTGCTGCTTGCTGGTGTGAGGGATCACCCACCGCGGCCGGATGTGTGCGGGCGTCTTCACGCGAGAGCCGTCGCGAGACGTCTCCCACTGGCAGTGCTCTCCGTTATCGAGGTTGACTCGAGCGAACACCACGCTGCCGTCGTGGCCGTGCTGGTGCGCCAGAGTCATGAGCAGTGCGGGGTCGCTGGTGACGGCTCGTCCTGCGACTTCTTCGACTGCGCCGCTGACAGCGAGGGAGACGGCTTGGACGATAGCGCTCTTGCCCGACCCGTTGGGGCCGACGATGAGGGTCTTCTCGCCGAGGTCGTAGCTGCGGGGGCTACCGTCCGCGGACTTGATGTTGGACGAGACGCTCAGGATCTTAGGGGTGCTCATGTTGCTCCGTGGGTGATGCCGGTGCGCCGGATGACGTCGGTGAAGGGCTCGTTCTTGTAGTCCCAATAGGCGTGGGGGATCCTCGAACCGCCGGGACGCGGCCTGTGGCTGTAGCAGATGAGGGCGCTGCCCTTCGGCGCACCCGCCGCAGGCTCTCCGTCTGGTCGAACGAACCTGACCCGCGGCGTCAGGAAGATGACCGACCAGACCATCGGGTACCGCGCGACGTACTCGCGCCAGTAGGTCGTGTCGGTGTTGGCGTAGGCGAGAAGCACAACCAGCTCGCACCCGTCAAGGCAGGCGCGTGCAGCCTTCTCGAACCAGTACCGGATGTCGCGACCGTACGGGGGGTTGCACCAGACGCGCCGCCCATAGTCGGCCCAGCGCACCCGAAGCGCGTCGGTCTTGGGGTCGATGAACGGGTCGACACGAGCTGCGTCGAGGTTCGTGGCACAGGCATCGAGGTCGAACTGGACGACCTGGTTGACCGGGTCGAACACCTCCGCTGGGGTCATCCAGTCGTCCTTACCCAGCGTGCGGGTGGTCGGTGCGGTCACTGCACAGCCCCTTCTTCGCGGACGACGAGACGGCCCCAGGCCTTGTAGTCGTCGCCAGGCAGGCGCACGGCCCCACGAATCTTGTGGTACTCGCCGGTCCGGGTGTCCCAGACCCAGGCGATCTTGCCCTCACGGATGAAGCCTTCGATCATGTCGAAGGTCGCCCGGCCACACACCGTGTCCATCACGCCGACGTACTGCGCCGGGCGGATGACACCGTGGAAGCGCGGAGAGCCGTCCCACAGTCGACCAGACACGACCGTCGACGGCCAGCCCTTCCAGCCGCCGGCGTCCGACGCGCGGCTGCGGTAGTCATCGCGGCCGGCGACGACCGTGATCGCATGGTCTGGGTATGCCTCGCCGAGCCCCTCGGTCAGGGTTTCACGCCACTGGTCGACACGCTCGTCGCTTTCGCCGCGGTCGTGCGCCAGGAAGAACCGGTAGTCCAGGTCACTCATTCGTCGCTCCTTTGACGGATACCGTAGTAAGCCGTTCCGTGTCGTTGTCAAACAGATGTATCACACTTCTGCCCAGGTGAGGCCGACGTCGGCCTCGCAGGTAAACGGGACGGGCCATCCCGGCACCTTGATCGTCATGCACTCCGTCATGGTCTTCTGCGCCCATTCGGCCAGATGCTCGGGAACCTCGACCACCAGGGAGTCGTGGACCTGGGCGGTGAGCCCCGTGCCCGGCCCCCACTTCTGGAAGGGGAAGGCTTCGAGTACCCGCTGTTCTGCGATGGCCATGATGGCCGCCTCGCAAGACAGTACGGGGAAGTTGACGACTTCGTTCTTCTTGCCTTCCATGAGGCCGCCGGAGCGACGACCGAAGACGGGGTCTTCCATGAAGCCTTGCTTCTCGTAGAGCTGCAGCATCTGCTGCCACGCGATCATCCAGTCGGGCTCGGCTTCGTGCCAGACCTTGTCGAAGAAGCGCACCTGATTGAGGTCGAAGCGCAGGTACGGCAGCTCGGTGATGAGCTCTCCTTCGTCGTTGAACCTGGTCATCTCAGTCGACCTGATGACCGAGTGCTTCGTCTCCGCCGAGGCCCAGTAGATGGACGCGTAGCGGTACGTCTTGGTCAGCTCGCGCAGCAGGCCGGCACGCTTCTTCTTGTTCGGCTTGTGGTCGGCGCGGAGGCTGAAGCCTTTGTCCCAGCCGGGAGCGTTCTTGAAGTCGTCTCCGAAGAGGTCCAGCGCAAGCCAGCAGTGCGGGTCGAGGTCTTGGTCGAAGCAGTCGAGAAGCCGCTGGATCTTCCAGTAGTTCGCTGTCACGACCAGGTGCGCAGCGCTCAGGTCGCAGCCTACGAGGACGTTGCCCGGCGCGGCGCAATAGACCGTGCGCACACCGCCCAGGTCTTTGCGGCTGGATTGGTTCTGCATGTTCGGACCGCTCGAGGACAGTCGACCCGGAGCAGTCGTGTGACTGTTCCAGGTCGACCGTACTCGACCGTCTGCGTGAAGCGACCCGCCCTCGTTCAGTGGGCGGAGACTGTACAGCTGGGTGCCGAGCACCTTGGTCTTGACCCGGCGGTACTGCCTCAGCGTGAGCAGGAACTGCCTCTGGTCGTCAGTGATGTACGGGCTCGCCATGTGAGCACGCAGCACCGCATCTCCGGTGCCCTTGGCTCCCGTGTCGGTGTAGAAGTCTTTGGCGTCCATGCCGTAGGGGATGCCGAGGTCCCACTGCTCGTAGAGCAGATCGCCCACCTGCTGGAACGAGCCGGGGTTGAAGCCGGAGCTGGCGCGCTTGACGCCGATGACGTCGGCCAGCGTCTGCAGCTTGTCGTACAGACTGTGAGCCACCTTCTCGAAGCGCTCTGTCAACATGACCACCTTGGCCTGATTGACGTAGACGCCGTTCTGGTGCATCTGGACGCACATGTCCTGCCGAGCATGGTCAAGGTGGCGGAGCGTCCAGGGTGTGGAGCTCGGCCACGACACCGGCTTCGCCCACTCGGGCAGGGGCCTGTTCGCGCCGTTGTCGTCAGCCGAACGCCGCAGCGGCTCTGCGATGCGGGCGTTGACCACCGTGTCGTACTGGCAGTAGAGCAGCCGACTCTTGACCGTCGTGCGAGAAGTCGCCGCGCCGTCGCCGCTCTCGCTGGTCTCCCACTTGTGTACGTCAGTGAGCCGCCGACCCGTCGGCTTGAGGCCCTTGGGGAGATCAGGGTGCGTGAAGCGCGCGTCGAACAGCGTGTCGATGATGGGCGTTGGCCGCACACCGAAGACGTGTTCGACAACCTGCCGGTCGAAGTATCCGATGTTGTGCCCGACCTTGAGCTTCTGCTGGTCGAGGAAGAACTCGACCAAGATGTCGTGAATCTCTCGCTGCTCGTAGTCCAGCAGATGTCGGACCTTCTCCCCTGAGACTGCTCGCGACAACAGCGGCATGTTGATGTGGATGCCGACCGTGCGTGCGACTCGCGCGGCCTTCTCCCACGGCATCGTCGGCTGGCCGTGCTCGTCGAGGTCGGGTGTCGCGATGGCGAGGCAATCGATCCTGATGTCCCTCACGTTGATGCCGTCGGTCTCGAGGTCGTAGACCCAGAACGGAGAGGGCACGGCGAGCCATTCCCGTAGCTGCTGCGGAGTCGGCTGCGTCAGGAACTCGGGCTCGACCCAGTTGAGCGCATCGTTGAACCAGCGGAACGCTTTGCCCAGCGTGGCGTAGAACTGCGGCCGCACCTTCGGAGCGTGCTTCACGTAGCCTGGGTCGTAGGTCGAGATGACCTTGACGGTCCAGTCGCCGGTCGCCTGAGTCCAGTCGAAGGCCTGCCAGGTGAGCTTGCTCGCCTTGATCTCGCGCATGTCACCTTCGAGGTCCGACATGCTCTTGCTCGTCTCGAGCACTCGTTGCGCAGGAGTCGCGCCCAGCGGGATGACGTACCCGTAGTTGACCAGGTGAGACTGTAGGTACGGCGCGCAGCAGTCTGCCGGGTGCGGCAGCGCTTCTTCCGCGCGCCGCTTGGCCTCCGCAGCGGACGCGCCCTCCTTCCGCAGCTTCTTCTGGGCGACCTTCCTGCGTCGGCGAAGCTGCGCTTCCATCTTCTTCCAGCCGTCCTTGTACGCGCAGGCGGTCACGAAGAACAGGTCGATCATCGACCGATTGAGTCCGTTCGCCTTCAGCGCGCGGTCCCATTCAGCGCCGTCGAGCGTGCTCAGCGGCAGCCCGTGTCGTACATCGTCCTGCTTCGGCGCCTCGAGCACCGCGGCGACTGTCGTGTCCTCGTGAACCTCAGGGGGCACAGGTTCCCACGCGTCCGTCAAACAGCCCGATGGCCCGAGAGGACACCGGTCGCACTGCGCACCACGCTCTCTCGGATCAAACATCATCGACGACCCCGTCGCGAGTTCCGTTTTGCGGGCTTGCCCTGGTACACCTTCAGCTCATGGTGTCGAGAGTACCGTCGAACGGCCTGTTCGAGGGCGTTGACCGAGGCGTGCCATGAGATGCTGTCTGCGATCAGCCCGTACGACAACTTCTGCGTGTTCCTCAGTCGAATCGCTTCGAGGATCTTCGCCTCGTCGCGAAAGACGCGCGTGTTCTCCCTCCTGAGCTTTCCGTAGAGCCGTCGCACCTGCTTTCTGAGCGTGCTCGCGTTCACGTTCATCTCGTCAGCGATGCTCTGCCAGGTCTCTCCGTCGAGCCAACGGTCCTTGGCGCGCTTGAGTTCTTGGTTCGTCCAGTTCTTTCTCTTCATCAACCCCCCACAGGTGCCATCTTCTGGACGAAATCGACCAGCGGTCGCGACCACGTTCGCTGCTGTTCGTCCACGTAAGTCACCATCAACGGGAACCTCTCCGGCTGGTCTGAATGAAGGTTGGTCACCAGCACGACGCGGTAGTAGCGTCCGCTGTGATGCTGCCATCGGGTCCCGGGTCGAACCGTCGGGTGGTCTGGTGTCATCGGAGCTCCGCGAAAACCCCCGCCACGAACATGGCCGTGACGGGGGCGTTGACTCAGGTCATCAGGTCAGCTGCGGGGCGGCGGCGGGAAGCCTCCGCGGGGCGGGGGAGGGGGCATCTTGCTGCCTCCACCGCTGCCGGTCGACGAGCCCTGGCTGGCCGCAGCGCGTCGCCACGGGAACTGGCGCGTGTCCTCGGGCTTCTCGCCCTTGGCCTGGTAGTTGTCGAAGAGGTCCTTGCTGATGAAGGCCTTGACCTCGCCGTAGGCCTTGGTACCCTTCGGGGTGTCCTCGGGACGGCCGAGCCACGCGATGTAGGCGGTGCGGCCGACCAGGTGGTCGGTGTTGAGGCCGCTCTCGGCCATGTAGTCCTCGGTGATGCCAGATGACAGAGCGACGCGCTTGAGCGCGGCGACCATGCCGCCGATCTTCTTGTTCCGCGTGTCCTCGTCCATGGCAGCCAGCGCCGGAGCCATGTTGCCCTCGGCGTCGAACGGGCACGAACCGATCTCACGAGTCGTCGCACCGTCCTCGAACTTCAGGTGGATGAAGTACGAGAAGTTGCCCTGACGATCGAGCACACCGCGGTCCTCGAACTTGGTGATCTCGACGGCGTAGTAGCCCGTGCCGGGGGGAAGGTTGCCGGTGCCGACGGCGGCAGCGGTCTCTGCGGGGATGTAGAAGCCCATGAGGGTCCTCTCAGACGTTGTCGTGTTGTTGTTGTAGTTGAACCCGGTTTACTGCCGGAACAGCCGTCACTCAGACGGAGGGGGAGGAGCCTTACCCTTCTTGGGGGCGGGGGGCTCGAGAACCTTGAACAGGTTGTTGCTGCGCTGCTTCTGGATGACGCCGCGGGCGATGCCGTCCTGAACCGCCCAGCGGATGTGCAGCTGCGTGTCGCGACCGTTTCCCTTCGCGAGCTTCTGCGCTTTGTTGACGCCGACGTTGATCGCATCGTTGATGTCGCCGACCTGCACGGCCGACGCGACCACGTCAGCCACATCGTCTTGCCACTCGAGGCCAGGACGACGGGACAGCCCGTAGTCGACCGCGCTGGCGCGCAGTAGCTCGCGGACGTTCGGCGGGCTTTCGGCGTAGGCCACGCCGTTGCGGTCACCAGTCACCCAGGAGCTGTCCCACGGGTCGACGAACAGACCGCTCTTGACCCAAGGGTCTGGGTAGTCCTTGTTCACGACAGCTCGGGCGTTGAAGTCGCACCAGGCGGGGACCCGGACGACCTGGCCCTTGCTACCGAGGGACGGTCCGCCGGGGACGAAGCTGCCGTCCATGCCAGCACCGGGGGCCTGTTCATGGGCGACCATGAACACACTCACTCCGATGTGCCGCGACGTCTCCGCCAGCCGCAACAGCTTGTCCTTGAGCTGCTGGTAGGGCCAGAACTTGTCGACCTTGCCGTTGTTGGTGAGCTTCGGGTTGTCCTTCCAGAACCGCAGACTGCTCTCGCACAGAGCGGTCATGCCGTCGACGCAGATCGCCGGATACGACTCGGTCAGACTTTCCTGCTCGAGCATGCGCATGAGCGCGAGAAGGTCCTCGAGCGTCCTGACCGGATGATCGTACACAGAGGGCTCGAAGCCCCACTCGTTCTGCGCGACACTCTTGATCGCGTTGATCCCCTCGCCCGGAATCCACAGGGCGTTGGGGAACGCACTCGCGACCATCGAGGTCTTCATGCGCTTGGGCTGACCGTAGACCAGACCCATGACCGTGGCGTGTGCCAAGGTCGCCTCCAGTGATGTTGTTGTTGTTGTGGTAGTGCCCCAAAGGGCGCAGCGACTGTAACACACTCGGTACCAGCTGCGGCGACTGTTCCTACTTCACAATCGGGGCTGGATTGCGAAGCTCAGGCGGTCATTCCTCGCCCCCCGGCCACTGGCCGAGGGTAGCAGCGGCGGCCTCCACTGCATCGAGTACGTGTCCGACCTTCGTGCCGTCGTACCCGAACCAGACCGCGTCACCCGCGGTGTACTTGTGGTCCGTCATCCGTCCCTCCCCGCCACATGCAGCGCGACAAGCCTCAGCGCCTCCGCATCGACGCGGCGCGAGCCGTCCGGCAACGTGCGGTGGGCGGCGAGAATGTCGGTTAGCTCATTCGGTTCCATGTTTACTCCTTGCCTGCGTTGTCGTCTTCCAGCGTCGTCGCAAGCTCAATCACCGCCTCGACGATGCGCCAGTGCTCGCGCGTCTCCCCGTGCTGGACGCTCAGGTCGCTGGTTTGCCCTCTCCACCACGCGAGCGGGTGCTGCTCGCAGCCGTAGGCAAGCCAGACGCCGTCGGTGGCGAGGTGCGCGCACCACCAGTAGCCGCCTGCTGACCCGGTCATCGCCTCGCCGCCCAGGTGAACTGCGCCCCAGGGCATTGTCGCTCCGCGCAGATCCGCTTCGCTCAGGTCCGCCCGGCTCAGGATCGCCCGGCTCAGGTCCGCCCGGCTCAGGATCGCCCGGCTCAGGTCCGCGCAGCTCAGGTCCGCCCGGCTCAGGTCCGCTTCGCTCAGGTTCGCCCCGAACAGGTCCGCCCCGATCATGTTCGCCCGGCTCAGGTCCGCCCCGATCATGTTCGCCCGGCTCAGGTCCGCCCCGATCATGTTCGCCTCGCGCAGCTTCGCCCCGCTCAGATTCGCCCAGCGCAGGTTCGCCCGGCGCAGGTCCGCCCGCCTACCTCCCGCCTCGCCGCCCAACCACTTGCGGTGGGATTCGAGAATGTCGGTTAGCTTATCAGGATCCATATTTACTCCTCGCGTTTCAGTCGGGTGATCTCGGTCCTTAGCTCACGGACGCGAGCTTCCAGATCCGCGATCTGCGCGTCCCGCAGAACGAGCGCGCCGACCGCCGAGTTGATCACGTCCTGCCGCGTCGGGCAGCGGCGGGTGAAGATGCCCTCCCACATCGCCCGTCGAGCGCACTGGTCGGACTTGTTGATGTTCTTCGGTGCGGTCATTCCGCACCCCCTTCCGGCCGCGGCACCCGGGCGACCCTGTCGCCGTCGAGGGGGACAAGGAGGTGGAGCGTCAAGCCGTCGATGTAGTCAGCCACAGTCGGCTCCCCCCGGCCACCGGCCGAGCGCTTCGGCGGCGGCGATGCAGGCGCGGCCGATATCCTTGTTGAGCATGAACGCGACGTGTAGCCGGTGCGCCACGTCGTAGTGCCCCGCAGCCTTGAGAGCTTGGCGTGCGGCCCGGGACGAGCCGAGCAGCGCCAGCAGACACCCGGCGGTCGCGGGGTCGTCAGGGTCGGGCGTCAGGTAGTACGTCCTGTATTCGCCATGACATGACGGATCGTGGATGTCCCAGCAGCGCATTTTCGTGCGCTTCTCGTCCACCCATTCCAGCGCGATGAGGCCGCTGATATCCGACATCCCCGGCATCCACCGCCAGCCGGGCAGGCTGACAGCGACGCGCCCCCACTCCTCGGCGGTGCGGTCAGCCATCGGCCACCTCGCTCGCGGCGTCGGCCGCTTCTCCGAGCCGGTCGGCCTCCCCGACATCCACCGCAGCCACCACCCGGCCGCCTGGACCGCGCATCTCGACGCGATCGGCCGCCATGGCCGGGTCGACCACGATGCGGATCCCCATCATGGAGGTTGCGCCGT